ACTTAAAAGTTTATTTAAAGCGGATGCTCTTATTTTTATGGATAATGAATCATCAAAAGTATTTGAATGGTATAATAAAGGAACTTCTGAAGAAGAAATAAAAATTAAATTAATAGAATTAAATGGACAAAAAGCAATTTAATATGTTGTTGTCTAAGTTAAGACAACCAATCCACATCGATTACATATCAAGACACATTGTTAAAGAATCGATTGATGAGACAAGAAAAATTTTAGATAAATTAATAACTGAAGGTGTTATAGAAGAATCAAAATACTCTAAAGATTATTATGTTATTAAAAATGTTTAAAAGTAAAATTATGAATAAAGAAATGGTGAACCACCCAGAACATTACCAATTTGGGGATGATAAAACTTATGAGGTGGTTAATGTATGTGAAGCTTGGGGATTGGATAAAGACGCTTACATCTTTAATGTTGTAAAGTATGTTGCAAGAGCGGGTAAAAAAGATTCCGACAAAGACCTCCAAGATTTAAAGAAGGCTTTGTGGTATTTAGCACGAAAAATAAACAATTTAGAAAAAAACAATTAACTATGAACATTTTTGAAAAACTATTCAAAAAACTTTTTGGGAAAAAAGAAAAACAAACCATCGCAGGCAAGTCGATTAACGAACTTATCAATGAAACTTTAATCGAAAGAAAAAATATTCTTAAAGAGATTGAGATAAACCACCCCGATTTAATTGAGATTGATATTGCAGGTGAGGTTGACACTACAGGTGAAACACCGAAGATGTCGGCTAAAAAAACAACCCATCCTGATGTAACCACAGAAACAACATTACCAAAGAAAAAAAAGTATAAGAAAAAACCAAAACCAAAACAATAATGCTGGTTAATATTAACGAATATGCGGAAGGTGCGATTCTTTTAGATGGATTAGAAGATGCGATAATAGGCATTGTTGAGGAATTTGGGAATGGTAGAAGAATCCTCTATTCAAAATCAAAAATTTTATCTATACTTTGTGAAAGAGATTTGATGAATATTGAAGACGCACAAGAATTCTATTATTATAATATTGTGGGATTACACGCCGGAGAACAAAATGCGGTGTTTTTAGATTTAGATATCGAACCAATAAAGAAAGATGAACAGTGGGAATACCACTTAAATGAAAATGTATGATAGAAACAGGAAAAATAATAAATGGGGATTGTATTGAAGAAATGGATAAACTACCTGAAGGTTGTATCGATTTAATTGTTACATCGCCACCATACGGAGTTTCGATTAAATACGATGTTCACGACGATGATGTTGAGTTTGAAGAATATAAAGTTTTTAGTAAAAATTGGTTATCTGAGGCTTACAGAGTATTGAAAGACGATGGTAGAATTGCTTTGAATATTCCTTATGAGATTAACCGACAATCTAAAGGGGGAAGAATATTTTTTGTATCTGAAATTTATCAGATAATGAAAGAAATCGGATTTCAATTCTTTGGTATCGTAGATTTAGAGGAACAATCTCCCCACAGAAGTAAAACAACTGCTTGGGGGTCTTGGATGAGTCCGTCATCGCCGTATATCTATAATCCAAAAGAGTGTGTGATTCTTGCTTATAAGAAACATCATATTAAGAAAGTTAAAGGAGAACCACAATGGACAGGTGAACCTACTGATATTGAACAAGAAGATGGTACAATTAAAAAGAAAACCGTTTATCTTGAAGAGGATAAGAAAGAGTTTATGGAATTGGTATTTGGACAGTGGAAATATTTTGCAGATACCAAATCATTGACTAAGGCAACATTCTCAATGGATATTCCATCAAAAGCAATTAAGATATTATCTTATAAAAACGATATTGTCCTTGACCCATTTATGGGTAGTGGAACGTCGGCGGTTGCTGCGGAAATCAATGATAGGAGATGGTTGGGAATCGAGTTATCTCCAAACTATGCGGAAATTGCTAGAAAAAGGATACAGGCGTTTGTGGAACAAAGAAAACAATTAAAATTAGAAATGAAAGAGGTGGAATAACCTCTTTTTTTATTTATTAGATATTTATAACTAAAACAAATAATATGGGAAAAAGATTAATAATTTCAGAACAAGAAAAAAATGATATCCGTTCAAGATACGGTTTGATTAACGAACAACTACAACTAGATGGTCAAGAAGTTTTTGAATTACAAAATGCTCTTAATGATTACTTTAAGATGAAAAAAGTTATGGTTAATGGTAAAGTGTTACAAATACCGACGGGTTCTAAATGGGATGAAAAAACAATTAACGCTCTTAAACAATTTCAAACTATGGAAAAAATCGACTCTGATGGTATTCCTGGTCCAAATACTTATGATGCGTTACACGAATTAGGGTTAGACCAAGATATTATCGATAAGACGATTTCTACAATAAGTAAGTTATTTAAGTAATGAGAAAACTAATAAAAGAAAGTGGTTTACGTAATATCAATGCGTTATCAAAAAGATATCCAAAGGCTGAAATATATTTTCATCAAGATTTGGATGGTGTTACAACCGCTATTGCGATGAAAAAATACCTTGAGGATAACGGTATCAAAGTAGTTGGTTCTCACGTTATCCAATATGGTGATAAAGAATTTGCGGTTAAAAAGAATGATGCTCAAGGTGATACAATGCCGGTTTTAGTTGACTTTGCTCACGGTAAACCAATGTTTGTGATTCATACGGACCACCACGATAGACAAGCTGGTGCTGAAGATACTAAGTCAACTTCATTTAAACAGTCTCGTTCAAATGTGGAAACTATATCTCAAAGTGTTTCACCAAAAGAACTATTCCCCAACAATGATATTCGTTTAATATCAATGGTTGATAGTGCTGATTATGCGAAAAATGAAATCACTCCTGAAATGGTGATGAACTATATCTACAGATTTGATAAAGATTCGGGTTTACAAAAAAACAAAACGGTTATTGGTTTATTAACTAATAAACTTTTATTGGCTTTTAAAAACAAACCAGGGTTTTTAGAACAGTTGGTTATGAATTGTCAACCATCCTTAATGAGTATTTTCAATGAGATTAAAACAATTATGAAGGCGAAAGGATTCCCAAATGAATTCGCGCTTGAAAAAAACAAAGAGGATTATGTTCAACAAATGAAAACAAATCCAAATGTTAAAATTAGTGATAACATAATTGTTCAATACGGTGGGGGCTCAATGATGAAACCTGGTTCATATGATAGATATACTCCATTTAAAAATAATCCTGAAGCGGATTTCTTGGTTATTGCTTGGCCATTAGGATTGGTTCAAGCCTCTTGTAATCCATTTAAAAAAGAAAGAGAATTAAAAGGAGTAAATCTTGGTGAGATTGCACAAGATGTTTTATCTAAATGGGAATCACAACTTAAAGAAAAGAGAGTTTCGTTATCAACTATTAAGTGGATTTCGGAATCTTCTAAAGGATTTGGACCTGAATCAGTAGGATTCACGTTTAAAGACTTCACTGCATTATACGGTGATAAATTTAAATCTGTAGATGGTGGGGCTGATTATCTAATGAGAGTTAGAGAATTAATGAACAAACCTTTTACGGATTTAACTGAAGACGAAATGTCGTTGTTAGATAGTATCGGTGTTTCAACTTGGGATTTGATTCAAGCGAATAGTGGTGGACACAAGTGTATTACTAATATCTCAGGTTTAAATTATCTTGGAAGGTTCAATAGACCACCTCAAGGAAAATACAAATATAATCCTGAATCGGATGATGCACCTTATGTTAAATTTACTAAAATGATTCAAAATGAATTTGTTAAACAATTGAAAGACAAAATTAATAATGAATCAAACAATATTACTGAAAACGTTGATGTTAAAAAATATTACGTAGATAAAAGTGATATCCAAGGAAAAGGTTCATTTGCGAAAAATGATTTGGAGGAGAATGAAACAATTGGACTTTTACATACTATAAACAAACCTGGAGTTAGTTATGATTTTACAGAATTAGGTAAAATGCACAATCATAGTGATGAACCTAACTGTCATAATATTTTAAAGAACAAACAAAGATTTTTGGTAGCTTCTCAACCAATTAAGAAAGGAGAAGAATTAACTACAAACTATAGACTACAACCTGACTTAGAACAACCTGAGCATTTTGGTTTGTTAGAATCGGAGGGTGAGAAAGAAATGTTACCACATATTGACGGGTACAGGTCATATAGTCCCTTCCAAGATTTAGAATATATAATTGTGGATGGTAATGGTATTGACTGTGACGATATAGTACACGACTTAATTTTAGTTGGTGACAACGGAGTGATTAAATACGGACCTAAAAACAGTGGAGCTCATTATCTAAACGGTGCTAAAAAAGTTGTGGAATTACCTTTAAGAGATAACGAAGACCCTCAAGAACTTTTCAGTAGTGAATCTAATATGTTAGATTGGTTGAATGATAAGTTAAATAAGGTTGATGTTAATTTCGAAATCAGAAAAAAATTCTTTAATTAATAAGATTCCCAATTCTTAGTGTAATTTTTATTTGTTACACAGAATAAAGCATAATCATTTACCTTAGGATATCCTGTGTTGTAATAACCACAGGATATTCCCCAGTCTTCATACTGATTAAATAATTTATTCAAAAATTTCATACTTGTTGAAATATTCAATTCCAAGTTATTCTTCAAATTAGATTTAGTCACATCTTTTTTATTGATGTACTCTGCAGTTCTAACCATTACTTGCATAGGACCTACCGCACCTGCTGATGAAATCAAATAAGGATTGTAATCCCAATCAAATGGACCTTGATACCTGGTTTCTCCAAGAATAACATTCCGTCAAACGTATCATCAAACCTTTTTTTCATCATACCGTGAGCTCTTTCTTTTTCAGAAACCGCTAACTTAATTTTAAAGGTGTTATCCCCTATATTTATTCTCATAACTATAAATACTATGAAAAATAATAATGGAAGGTAAAAAAGATATTCGGGGGTTATTGTCGGATAATTAAATAAATGATTGTATTTATATAGAAAAACAAACAATATGAAAAATTTATTTAACAACATTTCTCAAGATGAGAAAAATAGAATTCTTGAAATGCACTCGGCAAAAAAGAATGTAATTTCTGAACGAAGAGAAACATCCCTAACACCAATTAATGGTCAAACAGTTGTTCTTTATCTAGATAAGAGGGAAAAAAAACCATATAGTTCAGATTTATTTACCAATGGTCCAAAAATATTTTCTTCAGAATTTAAAATTAATTATCCTCGTAAAGAAGGGGATATTGTTAAAGTTCTGTTAGCTAATCCTGTTAGAAAGGCACTTAGCGGTGTTACTAGATATTTAGAATTTAAATGTGGTAGTTCAGAACTCATTATGAAAGGAACTAACCCACCAAACAGCATAGAAAAAGAAGTTAAACCTATACCATTATTTAATTTAGATTTTGTTAAAAGGTTAGCATCAGAATATTGTGCCACTAGTCGTGGTGGTGTAAGTGTTCCAAAGGCGGACTTTGCAATGAATAATCAACAAGGTAATACCACAACAGATGTTGGTTAATACAAAAAA